ATGCAGACGGAAAGATCCGAGATCAGCGAAGCGGACTTCAAACTTCCCACCAGAGCAGACATTATCAAGCTCATCGACACGGCTTGTAACGAGTTTGACATGACGCCTGCGCAGCTGGGTCAGCGCGCTGTCGGCAATCCTCATCTGCATTTGCGATTGCGCACCGGAGCCGATATCCGGCTTTCCTCACTCAGAGGCCTGGTGCTGTTCATCAAGTTTTGCCGTCAGGAGCGGGTTCATGAGATTGAGCTCTGATCCTTCCGGCAATACCTCGGGCGAACCGGCAGGCGGCGAGGGCGCTTTGCATCTGTCGCCGGCTATGGCTTTGCTGCCGTTCAGCATCGCGCTCCAGTTTTTCCAAATTCCATTTCTTTGCCTGCATCAGCTCAGCTCAGCTCCGCTGCTTTGGATCGGCAGTCTGCAAGACTGCCCCGGCGCTGTCAGCGAAACACTTGAGGATAGTTTTGCATGTCCCGCTCACAAACCAGTCGCACCCTGCCGGAATCTGACTATTCCCGCCTGTTTGCTTACTCCAAAGCTCTGGTGAAGCTGAATGGCGGTGTGGAAGCTGCCAGCATGGTCACCCGCGTCGCTCCGTGCCAGCTTTCCCGCTATGGCAACCAGCAGAGCCATGACGCCATGCCGGTGGACGTGATTGCTGATCTGGAACACGAGGCCGCTGATCCCGTGCTCACCCGCATCCTGGCACGCATGAGCGGTCACACGCTGGTCAAACTCCCAAGGGAAGCAGCAGAGCCGGATTGGGTCGGCAACATGGGCCAGCTCTCAAAGGAATTCTCGGACGTTCTCTCCCGCGTCGCTGAATGCCTGAAAGACGATGGCAAAGTCACAGCCGATGAAGTGAAACGCCACCACCTGCGCAGAGAAATTGCCGAGCTGATCAGCGTGGCTGTCAAGCTGGATAAAACCTGCGAAGCCATTGAGAGGGAGCCGGCCAGATGATCCAGTCCCCCAAAATCCGGCGCAGAATTGTGCAGCACCACCTCAACAACATGAGCCACCGCGCCATCGCTGGCATCTATGGCTGTTCAGAGGGTGACGTGGAGAACGTGATCAAGACAGAAACAGCCGAACGGATCATCCTGTCTGGTGTGCCTGTGTCGGGCGGTGTGGCGCTCTATCCGGTGCAGAGCAGGGATGCTGACCTCACCCCGCAAATCCGTCTGTTCAAGGCGTTGCCGGAGGACGTCCGGACCTTTGCATCCGGTGTGGCTAAAACCTGCAAGGTGCCCGTGGGCCGCCTGTTCACCTCAAACAGCAAACGAAAGCAGGATGTCTTCTGCCGTGGCTGTTTCTATTACGGCCTCAGCTGCCAGTTCCACTGGAACTATGAGCGCATCGCACACGCCTCCGGCGTCAGCGTCCACGTCGTCTGCCGAGCGGTCAACCGCTACTGCACTCAGGTAGGCGCACCACGTCCAAGCGAGCTGCTGAATGCACGGAGGGCAGTGGCGTGAATGCAGCTGATGCAGTGGCACCAAGAGCCTTATCCGGCTTCCGTATGTTTGCCTCTGAGAAGACTGCCCGCATAAACGCGTTTGCGTTTTGTGTGCTGGGTAGCTGGTTTGTAATGAGGCCAGAACACAAACCCCAACAGCATCATCACACAGCCCGCAATCAGTTGCGGAACCGGATCACTGTTTTCATCGCTCAGGAGCATCAAAACAGAGACAATCAGTTGCAGCGCTGCATTAACCCAAAAGGTGATGGACACACACACACGGCCACAAAGGCCCAGCAAGCCAATCACAGCAAACGTATTTTGGGACTTGATATAGGGGCGAGGCTGATCGGCTTTGTCTTTCATGAAGAACAGGTCCGTTACATTGAAGTATCAATTGAATTCAGAAAAAGAGACATGCGCTCACTCACGAGAAAGCGCATGTCCAGAGGAGTATTTGGAAGGGCGAATAGCGCGCAAAACGCGCCATTACCGCGAGGGCAAGTTTGCAATAAAGCAGCCCTCAGAGTCTACACCTTAGCGGGTGAAAAGAATTCATGCGCAATGCATGTATTGCGAATGATGTTTGATCACTTCGGAGCGACTGACGAGACGTTTTACAACCAAGCGATGCAGAGTGGCAGACTGGTTGACTTTGACAACTGGTTTAGCCGCCTCAAGCAGATTTTCGTGTCTCAGGGACCAATGGTTCGTCCCGGTCTCCTAAAGGAGGCGGGCCGATGCTAGGGCGCACGAATGACATTGATCAACATATAGGTGGCAATACTGCCGATTATCAGACCATACAGAGTTACAGGTTCGGTCACCCAGCTATCAATGAAACCGAAATAGTCCAGGAGGCCAAGTGGAACGCCAAAGATTATGTAGAGGGTGACCAAGCCAACATTTATCAGAACAACCAGGCTAAGCAGATTGATGATGTTGAGTTTCTTAGGCCAAAGCCAAGCACCAAGGCCGATCGCAGTCAAGCAGCCGACGATCATAGCCAACTGAAGTGCAGAGAGCGGGCCAGAGAGCTTCGGATAAAGTGCCCAGAGAACCCGTCCACCAATGATGAAGGAGATAACGGCGACGTACTTCTTTATAAGGGCAGTTTTGCTCAGAACTTGAGGCAGTTCGATGGTGGTTTGGTCGCTTTGGGGCACGCTGGTTTTAGCCATCAATTTGCTCAAAAAATCCTAGTGTTTTCAATGGCGCAACTGTCGCTCAGTTTGCTGATGCGTGTCCAGTCTGTCGCTAGTGAAAAGAATTCAGTCGTTGCCCTGCCTCACCCAACTTATGAAGGCGGTGAGGAGGGGTATGGCGATCATGAGGATGTAAACCGCCAGAACCATTTGGGTGATGGTCTGCTGATTGAGCGCCCCGGTTTGTATCTGTACTGTGTGGCGCTAGGGCGCACGAATGATATTGAACAGCCAATAGGTCACAATACTACTGATTGTCAGACCAAAAATTGGTTTGAGTTCGGCTACCCACGCCTCAAGGACTTCGAAATAGTGCAGGAAGGCGATTGCAACGCCAATCCCGAAGAAGAGTGCAACTACGCCAACGTTTATCAGGACAATCCGACAGAGCAGCATGATAATGTCGGTCTTCCTTGGTCTGAGCCACACACCAAAGCTAATTATAATCAGACTGCCGACAACCATAGCCACCTGAAGTATGGGTCGCGTGTCATAGAGATGGCGGCTAACGAACCAGATGCCCTGTGCTCCTGCGACGAACGCGATGTCAGCAGCATACTTCTTTATAAGCTCAGCTTTACTCAGGGGCTGGCGTGGATCATCGGTAGCAGCTCTCGTTTGCGTAGCGCTGGTAGTAATCATCAATTTGCTCAAAAATTCCTAGTGATTTCAATGGCGCAACTGTCGCTCAGTTTGCTGATGCGTGTCCAGTCTGTCGCCAGTGAAAAGAATTCAGTGGTTGCTCTGCCTCACCCAGCTTATGAAGGCGGTGAGGAGGGTTATGGGGATCATGAGGATGTAGACGGCCAGAACCATTTGAGTGATGGTCAGCTGGTTGAGGGCCTCAATCTTGAAATCCGCCAGGCTAACGCGGATGAAGGCGATGGCGGCGAACATCTGCACCTGAAAGAACAGGGTAACCAACAGGGCTTTGAGCGGGCTGAAAACGGGCTCTATCCGTGTTGCCAGCCAGTAAACGAGAACCGCCCCAACAACCCAGAGAAACCCAGCCGGAAACCAGTCCCGCAGCACGCTGCCCTGATAAATCAGATAGACGCCCAGGCTCCACAAATTGCCCGCAAAAACAAACCCGAACCCACGCAGTTGTCCTGGCAGGTAGGAGCGGAAAGGTTTCGGTGGAGCAGGGGGCAGGGTGGTCATTTAGGCATCCTCCCGTTCGAGTTCTTCCAGCTTAGTTTCAACATCAGCTTTAGGTTTGGGATGATCGGCGCATTCTGCGATTGGAGAACGAATAGTCTCACCGTTTTTGTTTACGATGCAAACTCTATTCCATTGTTCATCGCTGAAGAGGTCTTTCCATTTGTCCTCAACCTTGGTGCCCAGGGTAGTCGCACCTGTAAGTGTTGCATTACAAAGTTCAGCGTTACACAGATCAGCATTTGTAAAATCTGCATACCAAAGGTTTGCGTTTTTGAGTTTAGCTCTGTTCAGTCGCGCTCCGCTGAAGTTGCAGTAATCCAAGCTAGCAGCCTCAAGGTTTGCATTCGAAAGATCAGCATTACTGAAGTCAGAGGAGGCCGGCATCAACCGCTTAAACGGCCAAGTCGAAAAGAAAAACATTTTGATTCTGTTGTTGATTTTTCGTCTGGTCTGAAGTTTCAAATTCAAGAGCAGCCAGCCGTAACCGATCTCGAGTGGTATTGCGATACCGGGGTGGACCTGGTCTGTCTTCTCAAGAATAACTACCAAAGCGAACGGGAGAGAGTGTACTATGGCAATTGCAAGAGCTGTTCTTGCCGGAGGATAAGTGTTTGCCTCTCTGAGATCGGCGTTCTTGAAATCGGCTTCTATAAAACTAGCACCTACGAACTGTGTATTGCTCAGGTTCGTATTGATGAACTTTGTTCTGGTGTAGTCACAATAACTCAAATCGCTATCGTGCAAATCTGCGTTGATAAATTCGCTATCTTTACACTCAAGGCCGATCAACTTGCTGTTGGGAAACTGGCAGCCACTCAGGCTGATAGCATTCAGTTGCGGTTTGTTTTCCAGAGCATGGTGTTGCATAACTTGGCTTCGAATTTCGCCGAGGCTAGTCAGTGCAGTACCTATATCAGTTTTTCGCTTGCGATCAGATTGATCAAGGTTTGCTTTTTTGTTTCTGCTCTTAGCTTTATTCGTCGAAAGATCATTCAGTTCTGCCGAGCGGTGCTGGATGAAATCGCAAAGGAGATTTTGCGAACTCAGAAAGTAGTTTTGGGGAGCCTGGCTCACCAGCTCTGCAAGAGATCTTGCACCTGCCTGGCGCATAAACATTTGATCTTCTCCGAGCATGCTAGCAGCTTTTTGATAACGCTCGTTATTCAGACCTCTTTCTGTCAGATCTGCTTGTCGGGTGCTGGTTTTGGTTCGCTTGTAAGCAAGCCACAAAGCTATGACCGAAACGATGATCACTGCAACATTGCGAAGAACCACAAGTTTACTGGCCTTTGCTTTATCAAACTCACCAGTTCCTGCGAGCTCTGCAAAAAACGCTATTACCCATTCGAAGATAACGTCCAACATTGCGATCATCGGCCCAAGCAGGGAAGAGCCAATGTAAATGGCAACAAAGAGCACTATCGCTCGAGTGCGCAAACTCCGAAAATCTTTTTTTGTTCTGAAGAGCCAGCGCAGTTTTTCCATTTAAGTATTCCCAATACAAATATATGCAACCTATCCGCGATTCCATCTGCGTTGACAACAGGTACAAATCAGGTCATGATTCCGCTCAGCTGGTGGTTTACCAGTGAGTGCGTCACACAAAGGCGTGCGGGGATTGGCGTCCCTTCCTATTCTACAGGCGCACGTACCGCGCCACGTTTCTCCGTGAGCGTGGTTTTTTATGGTCGGGTGAATGGGAGAGTCTGCGGACTCGCCGTATCCTGTAGGACGGTAACGCCAATCCTGTTCGCTCGACCACCAAAGATTGGCGTCTGCGGTAGTCGGGTTCAACCGATCTACAGGAGATTTGCCATGGTAGTGCTGGCAGATAACGCGACACGTGCGTGTCGTGAACTACGGAATTCCCTTGAAAATATCGATTTAGCTGTGGCCCAGTTCGGCGCGCTTCTGCACGCCATGTCTGCGCTCGGCAACAACCTGCCTCCCCATCAGTGCGAGGCGGTGCAGTCCATCGTGACCCTGCAGACCCTTCTTTTCACCCACCACAAAGAGATTTTCACCCACACCCAATCCGCGTGGCACTCCACCCGCGTGCTTTTGCCAGTCAAAGGAGTTTCGGAATGCAGCATCTGATCAAAATTGAGAATGGTAAGCCTGTTACGGACACACTGGTGATTGCGGAGGTGTTTGGGCGTCGGCATGACGAAGTGCTCAGAAGCGTGCGGGGATTGATTAATGAGGGGACAATAGGACTCCGGGAATTTGCGTCGTCCTCCTACCTCAACGCCCAGAACAAAGAGCAGCCGATGTATCAGCTGTCAGAAAAGGCAGCGTTGATTGCAATGCCATTCATTGGTGGCCGCAAATCAAAGGAAGGTCAACGTAAACTCGTTGAAGCGTTTCTGGAGTATCGGGATCGGCTTGTTTCTAGCAATTATGACAGGGCTCCGCAGGTCATCTCCATTGAAATGGAAATGGCCGTTGCAGAAGCCGCAGGACGGGCGCTCGCCATGTCTGACAGCTCCAAGCTGAAGATGATTGAAACCGTGGCCAACAACCACGGCTGCGCAACCAACATGTTGCCTGACTATGTCAATGAGAGAGCCTGTCTGGCGCTCACAACTCTGCTTAAGGAAATCGGAGAAAACCGCTCAGCCCGCGCCGTTAACAAGGTGCTGTTGGACCTCGGCATTTTGGAGGAGCGCACCCGCACCTCCACCAGTGGCAAGGAAAAGCGCTTCAAACTGCTGACAGAAAAAGGCCTGTCCTTCGGCAAAAACCAAGTCAGCGCCAACAACCCGCGCGAAACCCAACCTCTCTACTACTTCTCCACCTTCAATGGCCTGATGCAGCTGATCGAATCTGCCGAACGGGGAGCAGCAGCATGACCAAAGATAACATCGCTCTGCTCATTGAGAGCGACAAACTTCTGATGGTTCAGGAGGCCCGACTGATCTTCGGAGAGGAGGCTGCCAAAGCCCTCTGGTTCAAACTCGATTTGCCACGCGTTGCCGGAATGACATCCCACCCATCTGCACAATCCAAAGGAGCGAAATGATGACCGATCTGATCAACATGGATTTTGAAGACAATCTGGTTCGTATCGTGAAGCTGGAGGGAGAGCCGTGGTTTGTTGGCAAGGATGTTTGCCGTTCATTGGACATCGGAAAGCATCATCAGGCTCTGGATGCTTTGGATGAAGAGGAAAGGGGTACCTATACTGTAGGCACCCCCTCTGGAGATCAGCAAATGATCGTCATCTCAGAACCTGGTCTCTATCGCTTGATCTTCCGTTCGCGCAAACCAGAGGCAGAGCGTTTCAAGCGCTGGCTTGCTCATGACGTTCTGCCGAGCATCCGCAAAACTGGAGCGTATACCCCAAAAGGCGAGAGGCTGGTTGATCGCGCTGATCTTGGAAGCCTGACCGAGGTTGCCAATAAATCCAGACTGGTAGAGATCGCAGCAAAAATCTCCGGCCCACGCGCAGCCTGCGAGCTTTGGGAGAAGCTGGACCTGCCCATGGTCTCATCCTTCACCCCACGCAAAGTCGAAATTCCAACTGGCATTGTCGCATCATCAGCAGAGCAACTGCGCACCTTCATCGAGGAGGGATGCCAACTGGATCCAGACTACACCATCACCGCCCGAGCCATGTTCCTGGCCTACAAAGACTGGGCCCACACAGAAGGCCACCCCATCATCACCGAGACCGCCTTCGGCCGCGCCATGCTCCACCTCACACAAGACTACAACTTCCTGAAAATCAAAGCCCGCGTGGTGACTTACCGTGGCTTGCGGGTGAAGGAGGAGGGGTGATGGGAAAAGCTCAAACAAAAATCATCTCAGTATACATGCGTATAGATAGTAATTTTGCATTATTTGCGAAGTTAGGATCGAGATTTAATTATATCTTCCAATTGTGTCTTTTGACTTTTAAGAAGCCCAAGATAAGCAGAGAGAACCTCTTCGAAAGAGTGTCCTCCTCCTTTATCAAGCTTACTCTGCAAAATATCCTCACAGTTTTCTATGTTTCGAATGAAAAAATCTCTATTTCTCAGTGTCTTATCTTGACCTATATAATAGTTTTTTGGAGATCCATTATGCTCCAACTTATATGCAAAGAGCAAAGCACCAACAATACTCATAGCAATAGAGTGCGGCTTTACTACTTCGTCCGTCAAGCTATCAAACACGTCAAACTGAGTGTCTTTGCAGTTTTCAATTTCATCAAAAATCATAACAAAGTTCCAGATGGCGTACTCCAATCGAGTTTCGTACTCCTCATCATCGACTTTATTGCTGCTAGTTTTGAGGCTGTAAAATGTTTGTGGCGCTATTGCTTTTACGCTTTCAATCGTATGGATGTGTTTTGTCAACTTAGCAAGTTGATACCTAATGTCTCTTTTGGATTGGGCCAGATAGGCCTTTTCAGCCAATTTAGACTGATTGCGCAATACAATTATAGTCACGACAGCAGCAACCGCTGCTGCCCAACCACTAGTCGCGCCGACCCACGCGCGAAGCCAGTGTTCTTGCTCAGCTTGGATAGCAACGGCCCCTACAGGTACACCTCCTGCCCAGTAAGAAACGACAGAGGCAGTGTAAAAGGCTGCAACAAGAGACGAGGCGATGCCAAGTGCGGCGAACGCAAGGAAATGCTTCCAGTTGAATTTGGGCATGGGGAGGTTCTCATAGACCCAAACACACTGATTAGTCATAACGATAATCATGTTCAGGCGCACGCAGAAGTTGCGAGGTGTGTGGCATGATCACAAGAAGCATAAATTTAGTTTTCCGAGAACAGCTTACCAAGTGCAGAGTTCTTTCTTGGTTCCAGTCGCGCTATCATTTCGCGAACTGTTGTTTCATAAGTCAGTGCTGCATAGTTGAACTGTTCAACATACTCATCGCGCAGTTTGTCTTCCTGAACCCAAGCGTCGTACTCAAAGGCAAGAAAACGGTCACACTGTCCGTAAAGCTCATCAAATTTTTTGAGTACATCGGGATTAAAATATTTTCGTGCAGCAGGACGATGCTCATCCATTTTCCGCAACAGTTGTGTGCACTTGTCGCTGATTACTTTTTGATGTTTGGCATGGTCGGCATACTCAAATGCAAAAATCTTATGGGGATTTCGCGTTATCTCATGATTGAGGACTCCGATCATCCTCGAAAGCCTGATGCATTGCACAGCGATATCTTCTTGCTTGTAAAGAAAGTCAAGGAAATCAGCTGCAAGCGAGAACTTCAAAAGGGCGTTATCTTCTTGGGCTATCGAGATTTGTCGCAAAACAAAAATCAGCGTCAGGATGCCCAAAAGAATACTCAGATTGAGTGTAGAAACAGCTTTTTCCCAAAACGCCCATTCGTGGATTGGTATGTGAGTTATCGTTGCCAGAAAGATGGCCGCAACAGTAGTACCTGCAGCGACGGCCACAAGTTGGTTCCAGTTTCGGTTGTTCATGCACACAACTCCAATACGCCTCTAGGACATAACCGAGTCTCTCGTACTATGCACGCATCAGTTGAGAGGTGCGCAGCATGACCCTCAAGATAGATCTCCGTAAATCCCCCAGAACAACGGTCGCAGGTCATTCTGAGCATCCTTGCATGGCTGAGGGCTGTCCAAACTGGGGCTCTCGTGGTTACACCGTGGATGATGCAGGCAAGCGTCAGCAGCTGTGGTTTTGTCCCGAGCATGCCAAACAGTATGAGGAAGATGTTGAGGCCGCCAAGCGCACGCCGCCGCCGCCACGACCGCCCAAGCAAGGGAGGTTGGTGTGATGCGGTATTCCACTCTCGACTTATTGCGGTTGAAACAATCTGCTGACCTGTATGGTCGCATTTGCCGCCACACCACATTGCGCAAATCTGGCCGGCTGTATTCCGGCAAATGTCCGTTTCCCGACCATGACGATCGCAATGCCAGCTTTGTGTTTGATCCTGTTAGCAACAGTTTTCGCTGTTACTCCACCGCCTGTGGCCGCTCCGGGTCCATCATCGACTGGATGATGGAATTTGAGGGCTTTTCGAGTTTTGCTGATGCGGTTGAGGCATTGGGTGGGGCACAGATTGCCCGTGATCAGTGCTGGCAGGACAAACAGCAAAAGCTGGTGCAGGACAACAAGGTGCTTGCGGCTGCGCGCACGGCCTCCACACAGGAAAAAGCGCGTCAGGCGGCCTACAAGATCTTTTCAGCGGGGACAGAGCTTTCCGGCAGTGTTGCGGAAACCTATCTGCGCGAGGCGCGGGGGCTGGGTGACATCCCGTTGCCCGGCGCGGTGCTGCGGTTTGCTGCGGATCTGCCGTATTGGGCAGAGACTGCAAAGGGTCGTTTCGAGATCATCCATCATGGGCCTGCGCTGCTGGCGGCCTTTCAAAACAAGCAGGGTCGGTTTGCAGCGGTGCACCAGACCTGGCTGAACGCGGATGGCAGCGGCAAAATCAAACTAAGCCTTGAGGATGGGCTGCGGTTGCCGGCCAAAAAAATCCGCGGACCGTATATGGGCGCCAGTTTGCGGCTTGGCCCGCCTGCGCCTGTGATGGGCGTGGGTGAGGGCATTGAGACCTGCTTGTCCTGTGCGCCCTTTGGCCTTTCGTGCTGGTGTGCGGGCTCGCTTGGTAATCTGGTGGGCTCTGGCAAACCCGACGGGATCTGCGAGCCGCATCCGGTGCGTACCGGCCACCTGTTGCCATCACGGCAACCGGACATGGCCAGCGCCCGGGCGTTTCTGCCATTTGAGGCGCGGTCCATGATTGTTTTGGCCGACAGTGACACCAAAGACCTTGAGGCACTGAAAGCTCAGCTGGAACGGGCTGTGCGGCGCCTGCGCTTTGAGGAGCGGTCAGCGCAGATCTTATGGCCACCACTGGGGATGGACATGAATGACTGGATACTGGCGAACGGGAGGGATGCGGCATGAGCACCATGAGCCAGGCGATTGAGGGCGCGATGCAGCCAAGTGACGATCCCCTCATCACCCCACTTTCAACCGAGTTTGCGGAAAAACTCTCGCGCTGCGCGCTTTATGACCAGAATGATACGGGCAATGCCAAGCGGCTGCGGGAGCATTTTGGTGAGGAGTTTTTGCATGTGCGGGAGGTGGGATTTTACACCTTCAAAGGCACCCATTGGGATTTGACCGGCGGTGAGGAAGTGATGACCCGCTATGCGCAGCGCACGGCGGAGCTGATTAAAGAAGAGCTCGACTACCTTGGCTATGAGCCCTGGGAGGAGCTGGTGCTGGAAAAAGCCAAGGCGGTGCCGCGTCTGGCAGAAGAAGCGGCGCTGACCAAAGAGCAGGAAGCCCTGCTGAAGGATGCGGAGGACGTGAAAAAGGCCCGCTCCGGCAGGCGGACTGCGCGCAAGAAGTTTGCGGTTTCCAGCGGCAATTCCAACAAGATCAAAGGCATGATTGTACAGGCCCTGCCGCATGTGACCTATGCGCCAGAGGAAATGGACGAAGACGATCTTGTGTTCAACACGCGCACGGCCACGCTGCAGCTGCACCCTGAACCTGATGGAGAAGGCGGGCAGGTGATGGTGCCGGATTCCGTGGCCCACGACAGAGCTATGCGGCTTTCCAAATGCGCACCGGTGAACTTTGACCCCAAAGCGGAATGCCAGCAATGGCAGGCGTTTCTGGATTTCTTCCAGCCCGATGTGGGCGTGCAGCGCTTTTTGCAGGTGTATGCCGGCTATTGCCTGACCGGGCTGACGGCAGAGCAAAAGCTGCTGTTCTTCTATGGTGATGGGGCCAATGGCAAATCCACCTTCGTGGAGGCGATCTGCGGGCTGATGGGCGATTATGCCGGACAGCTGAACCCGGAAAGTGTGACGGGCACAGGCCAGCGGCGTGGTGACCAGGCAACGCCGGATCTGGCAACGTTGGTGGGCAAACGGCTGGTGCGCGTTTCCGAACTGCCCAAGGGCGAAGCGGTGAAGGAGGAGCTGATCAAGGCGCTGACGGGTGGTGAGCCCATGCAGGTGCGCCGGCTGCATCAGGGCTTCTTTGATATGACGCCGATCTTCAAGGCGATCATGAGTGGTAACGACAAGCCCTTCATCAAAGGCAATGACTATGGCATCTGGCGGCGCTTGCTGATCGTGCCGTGGTCTGTGCGCATCAGCGAAGAGCAGAAGCGGCCCATGGCCGAGGTGCTGGCCGAGTTCGAGGCCGAGCGATCGGGCATTCTCAACTGGATGCTGAAGGGGCTGCAGATCTACATGGAGGAAGGGCTGGACGTGCCGCCAGCCGTGGAAGGCCTGACGCAGGATTACAAGACCGAACTGGACCCGATACAGCAATTTGTGGATGCCTGTCTGGAGTTTGCCGAGCCGCCGGGAGAGGACCCGAACGAGCCCTCCATCACTGGCCGCGCCATGTATGACACCTATAAGAAGTGGTCTGAAATCTCCGGCCTAAAGCCTTTTACGGAAACAGCTTTAGGGCGCGAGCTGCCGAAGAAGCCGGGCATGCGAAAGGTGATGACCCGCATCCGCAAGTACGCCAATGTGCGCTTCAATCTGCCAGCCGAGATGCGTTCTGAAACGATGAGTTGGGAGCCTATGGGATGAGTGTAACTGAGCCCGCGAGGGTGCGAGGGTATGCGCGAGGGTTGAGCCGTGTGCCTCGCGCCGGATTTCGTAAAGCCGTGAATGGGTTAGAGGATAGCCGCGAGGGCGCGAGGGTATATCGCGCGCCTGCGCATATATAGGGGAATGGGGAATAGCTTTTAAGGAAAAGACTTCTCATATGCGTAACTAGTCAACTAACCCTTGAACCCTCGCGGAGGGTTATAAAAACAATTGATATTAAAAGATAAAATGGCCGCGAGGGTCTGATTTTAACACTCGCGGTACCCTCGGAACACTCGCAGGAGATCAATTATGGTTCAAACGCTGCGCGCATCACCGGAATACATTGGTCGGCTCAAACAAGAGCAGGCACAGCAGAACGAAGTCCGCAGGATTGATCTGGTCAGCTTGCTGGACTGGACCTACGGCGAGCAGAAAGCTCATCTGGATATCGTAAGCGATGATGAGCCCCGGCACTTCGACGTCCGCTGTGCGTTGAACTCACTTGAGCAGCTGCTGCATCTGCGCACCTTCGTGGATGGTGGTGGACGCTCATGTGTGGAGCTGCATCCGGATGCCGAGGCCGTGCATAGTGCGGTGAAGGAGTTTGCAGCTCAGTCCGATGATTGCGCCTATGCCGCTGGCCTGCTGATCTACTACGGCGCAAACCGGACACAGCCAGAAAAGCCAGCTCTGAGTGGCAGCAAGCTACAGGAAAAGCGCGATAGGACCGGGCGCACAGTGATGAGCTACTGGCGGGCTGATGGTGAGGAGCTTTTTGCTCGTCCGGGTACAAAACTGCCAAAGCCTCACGACTATGACGGGCCGGGCTGCCGCGTCGGGCAGGCCTGTGAGCTGCAGGTGGTATCCGTTGAGAGTGATTTGGAAGAGTTTTTGCTGGAAACCTACACCTACTGGTGCGCAGCGCTCGAAATCATAAGCGGTGCGCTACCGATGTTGAAAACTCACAAACTCATGAAGTTTCAAGCACCTGAGTTCGATCGGAAGGCTGTGAGATTGCTCGAAATGAGCTCAGTGGCTTGAAATGACCCGCGTCGTTTGACAGCCTGACAGCGGAAAGAAAACCGCCTTGAGGGACAACCTGCAGGGCGGTTTTTTATTGAGAAGCTCCACGTCTCCTGTTTCCTGAGGCCTCAACATGTTCACAGTTAGCTTCGACAAACGAGACCTTGAGGATCTCATGCGTGGGCTTGGCAACTTGCCTGGTGAGATCAAAGGAAAGGCCATTGCTCGCGCCCTCAAACATACGACAGCAATTGCCAAAACTCGGGTAATTCGAAAGTCCGCAACATCCACAGGAATGCGGCAAAAGGATATTCGCAGTGTAACCATTGCGATGAACACAGGAGCAGATACTGCCAGTGTTATCATGCGCTCTGGTTGGATACCGCTCTACCAGCTGGGGAGCGTCCGCCAGACACGGGATGGTGTATCTGTTCGCAACTGGGGAACACACCAAGGCACCTTCCTTGCCACGATGGCCTCTGGTCACGCCGGAGTGTTCAAACGATCAAGCGCAGCTCGCCTTCCAGTCCGCGAACTTTGGGGGCCAAACCCTGCTGCTGATGTTCAAAATCATGAAGAAGAATTTATGGACGTGCTCGAAAGCGTCGCTGACGAAAAGCTACGTCCTCGTCTGGAACACGAAATCGACCGGCTGCTCCGCTCGCTTTGAGGGCGCGGCGGCGGCTGAGAAAAAAAGGGACCGTACAAAACATCCTTTCCCCGCGGGGGGCGCAGCTCCCGGGGTTTCGTCAGTTTTACAGATTGAAAAATTGAGTTGTCAGGGTTGTTAGAGTTGCCAGCAACCGGTTGCCAAGGTTGCCAGAAGTGGAGGTTTTCAGATGCACGAAGATGCACCACTGGTGATGGCAACATTTGTGCAGGTTGCCGATCGGGATGGGGTCTCCAAATCAGCTGTTTCAAAAAACGTGCGCAACTACGCAGACAATCATAACTTGCCAGTTGAGCGGGATGGGCGCGGGCGGATCACATGCTTTTCGCTTGCCCACTATGATCACATCCGCTCCCGATTTTCTAATCCGCTGAAAACGACCACCAAGCTCCCCGCTGTTCCAACGGCACCAACAAGCCAGCCCTCGACAGAGGGGAGTATGCCGGCAGCACCCGGTGCCGATCCGCAAAGCTTGAACGAAGGTAAGCGTCAGGAAACATGGCTTAAGGTGCTTCGGCTCCGGCTTGCAATGCAGGAAGAGCTTGGAGCACTGGTGCGCCGCGATCTTATGGAAGATGCGCTCGCCAAAATGGGAGGCGAGATTAAGTCCGTTGTTTCGCGGCTTCCCAATCGAGCGGATGACCTGGCAGCGCGTGTCACCAAGGATGGTGTCCATGGCCTGCGTCTGGCGCTGAAGGATGCTGCCTTTGAAGTTGCAGAGGAGATTGCCGAAGCAATGGAAGCTGCTTTTCAGGAAGCACCACAGTTTGATGACCTACCAGAGGGTGTGGTCGGGGCTGAAGCCAGTGCAGAAGAACTCATGCTTGCAGGGGAGCAACAGGAGGAACTCTAACGATAACAGGTGAGCCATGCAGGAAACTTTGGGAAGTTTGCGAGGTGCAAACACAAGAGTTTATGGTGCAGCTCGCCTCGTTACGCGAGTGCTTGCAAGAACGATCCGCCCTAAAAAGCCACTGCCGTTTCACGAATGGCTTCCCAAAAACATTGAGCTGGTGGACGGCCCAAGACGTGGAGAGCTTTGGAATGCAAAAGACGCTCCGTATTTGCTGGAAATCGCCGCGTGTCTGTCTGCTGATCACCCTTGCAACTATGTCTGTGTTCGCAAATCACAGCAGACCGGTGTTTCTATCCTGGGGCTTTCCTGGAGCATCTACCTGGCGGAAAACGCACCCGACAATATTCTGTACGCTGTGCCAGGCGATCAGGCGCTGAAAGAAACCAACTCCATGAAGATCATGCCTTTGATTGAGGCATGGGAGAAGCGCACATCCAAGCAGGTGATTGAACCGATTACAAGCCGCAGCGGTAAAGGTTCGACCACCTTTGAGAAGAAGTTCCCAGGTGGCGCACTGTCGCTTGCCAATGCCAATTCGGAAATGGATCTTTCCTCCAAGACGATCAAGTATGGAGTAAAAGACGAAGTTTCCAAGTGGGAAGAGACGGACAATGGCGGCGATCCTGAAGAGCTTTTCTTTGGGCGCTTTACCGCATTTCGCCGTGAGAAGTCCTATAAGATCTTTGCTCTTTCTACCCCGGAACATGATAGCGGTGATGACGATGGAGAAGGTCCGGGTCATTGCCGTATCGATCGCGATTTCAAGCGCTCAGACCAACGGTTTTGGCATATTCGCTGCCCGTCCTGTGACTTTGAGCAACGGCAGGACTGGAGCGGGTTTCAGGTAAACCGCGAGAATCCAGAGGAGAGCACTTACCTTTGTGAGGAATGTGGCCACTCCATTACAGAGGCTGAGCGCGTAGTTGCTGTTCGCAAAGGGCAGTTCATTGCTTTGAAGGCGGGCGAGGGGCGCCAGCCGGGTTTCCATGTGGATGCATTTTGCTCGCTGATGATGAGTTACGGCGATATCGCGCGGGACTTCATCAACGCGGAAAAACGAAGTGAAGCAGCCAAAAAGAACTTTACCAATCTGGTGCTCGCCAAGGCATATGCCATGCGCGGCAATGCTCCGAAACATGAACGGCTTATGGAACGGCGTGAACAGCTGGAGCGTGGGAAAATCCCGGCTGAAGGCCTGTTGTTTGTGGCCGGCGCGGATGTTCAGCATTACGGCATCTATGTGGAGGCGGTCGCCTTTGGAGATGACCGGCAAAGTTGGTGCGTGGATGCGCACTTTCTTGAAGGCTCAACGGATGACATCAAGGCGGGGGCATGGCTCAAGCTGGATGTGTTTTACAAGCAAGGCTTTAAGGACGCATGGGGCATGGAGCGCCGGCTGGACGGTTTGGCGGTTGATGCTGGTGACAGTGGTCGCATGGAGCAGGTGCTGAGTTGGTGCAGAGCAAGGCCTGACACCTATGCCATTAAAGGGCAGGGTGGGCGCGGTGTTCCTGCGATCGGTCTGCCGCAGAAGAAGTCAGTCAACAAACGAGGCAAGCGCGTAAAGGTGCGCGGTTCGCAGCTTTGGCCTGTTGGAACATGGGGCCTTAAGCACGAGTTCTTTGGCAGCTTGCATAAGTCTGGCATGGCAGCTGGCGCTGAGTGTGATCCTCCTGGTTACTGTCATTATGGGGTTTGGCTGGATGAAGAGTACTTTCTTCAAATCACCGCTGAGTACTTCGACCAGAAACTGGTGAAAGGCCGGCTGCTTGAGGAATGGAAGAAATCCCGGAAGGATAACCACTTCCTTGATTGCCGGATCTACGCCATGGCGATTGCCGAGCATTTGGGTCTGACTTCCAACACTGACAATGATTGGGCGCGGCTGCGAAAGCGGTTGGTGCCTGCAAAGGATCTGGACTTGCTCTCGCCTGAAGCTGTCAAGGCAAACCAGGCCAGCACTCCCACCAAAACATCACAGATAAAAGCAGCTCCCGCTCACGACAACGGATGGGCGGAGAGGCAGCAACGTATCAGGAAGAGGCGCGAGAAATGGCGGAACCGTTAAAAGCGCTTGGTCGGCTGCTTAACCGGGGTGGGAAACCAGCACCACCTGAGCAGGGAACAGGGCAGGTTGCAGTGCGCAGCGTCAGTCGATATCTGCGCGATACTCGCTCTAAGGTTCTGGCAACACGTCCAGCTCCGCTCACAAACAGCCGGGATGATATTCGTTTGTCCTGGCGCCGCTGTGCGGGGCTGGCGCGTGACATCATTCAAAACTCAGGGCGGCTTAAAGGCGCTGTGGATCAGGTGATTGCAGATACGGTTGGCTCCGAGCTGCTGCTTAATCCCAAACCGGACTTACACGCTGCAGGCTATGATGCGCAGGAAACTGCTGATTGGTGCCGACTAGTTAAGCAACGTTGGAAGCGGTTTGCCTGGAACCAGGCTGAATGCGACATGCGCGGTAAGTTCACCCTGCCACAGTTGGTTGATTGCTCTTTGAGAGACTACATCACCTTTGGCGAAGTGACGGGCATGCTGGACTATATGGGCAGCGCTCAGCGGGCTCGTTACGGCATTAAGGCCGGAACGAAGCTCTGCCTGTTCTCACCGCAGAAGCTGGTTCAGGACACGCTGGAACATGACCGTTTGTTTCAAGGTGTCTACCATGATGAGAATGGCCGCCCGATTTCCTATTTGATTGAAGAGGCGAGAAACGGTCAAACCGTCAAGACAAGGTATAACGCTCGCGATCTGGCTGGGCGTGCTCAGGTTTTGCATATTTTTGATCCCACCTGTGCAAGCGATGTACGTGGGATTTCCGTTTTAGCGTCTGCCTTTAGAAAGCACATCCAGCACGAAATGCTTGAAGATGCCACGCTGCAAACCGCTATTTTGCAAACCCTGTTTGCTGCTGTTTTGAAGAGTGAGTTGCCATCAGAAGAAGCGTTTGCTGCGATCGACGCGATGCAAGACACCGAAGCCGGCAAGGAGTTCAAAGACTCTTTTTCTGATTATCTCCTAAGCACCTTGGATAAATCAGCAGAAAACTCCGTTCATTTGGGCAGTGATCCTACGGTGTCACATATCGCGCCTGGAGAAGATTTCGAAATCAAGACAGCTGGAACTCCAGGTCCTCATTACCTACCGTTTTCTGGTTCGCTTGGTCGGGAAATGGCTCGGGCGATTGGGATTACCTACGGAGGTCTCACCATGGATTATTCCAATGCCACTTACTCCAGTGTCCGGATGGAAAATGCAAGCATTTGGCCGGTCGTGACCAGGCGGCGAGAGCGCATTGCTGCGCCCACCTATCAGGCTGTTTACGAAAGCTGGCTTGATGAGGAAATCGGTGAAGAGCGTATCCCGTTCAAGGGCGGGTATGAAGCCTATTCGGCTTTGCGTGAAGAAGCGTCTTGGGCCCAGTGGCAAGGACCAGCCAAACCAACGGCAGATGATGCAAAAAGCGCTAAGGCTTCCAGCACCCGTTTGGAAAATGGCACCTCATCCCTTGCCCATGAATGCTCTGAGATGGGCATAGATGAAGAGGAGTTGTTTGAGCAGCGCCTCTCCGAGCACCGGCGCTATCTCGCTGAGGGAATGCGTTCACCCTATGAGGGAGTATCTTCACAGGCAACGGCACCAAACACTGATGAAGCACAAGGAGCTGCTGATGAGTGATCAGGTCAAAATAGGTTCTGACATGGTTTCCATCAATGAGCCATGTGCTGTTGCAACGGCGCTCCGCAAAATTGAGTTGGTTGTTGCCGCTGGTGGACGCCGTGAAACCGTCCGGTTTGGACGGGATGAAGTGACCTACTCAGCTGCCAATCTGCCTGCGCTGCAAAAGCTGATTGCTCAGTACGATGCCAAATGCAGCCTAGCTGCTGGCGGCAAGCTTCGCCGCCGGGCTCGCTCAGTTCGCTGGTGCTGAACCCACCCTTTAAGGATATCCAAAATGCCGGGAATTTTACAGGACGGCGAACTCATTCTTTATGGGTTCGTTGGCGAAAACTATTGGGATGAAGGCTTTACAGCATTGGAAGTGCTAAATGCTCTTGCTCTGCATGGCCGTGATGAGCCGATCACCGCGCGGATCAACTCAGGCGGTGGCTATACCGATGAAGGTATTGCCATCTTCAATGCTCTGAAGACGCACAAGGGCAAAGTGTCTGTCATCATCGACGCAATGGCAGCTTCAGCTGCCTCCATTATTGCCATGGCTGGTGATGAGCGCACTATGCGCACCGGGGCCATGATGATGATCCATGATCCTGCTGGAGAAAAACGCGGCACAGCAGCAGAGCACGAAGCGATGGGTGAGCTGCTGCACAAGCAAGCTGATTTGCTGGCAGGCATCTACGCAGATGTAACCGGCAAGACATCCGAAGAACTACGCCAAATGATGGTTGAAGAAACCTGGATGAATGGCAGTGAAGCCCAGGCTCAAGGTTTTGCAACCGTTGATGAGGCAGCTCAGGCGGTGAGTGTGTCTGCCTTTGACTACCGCACTTACAACTGCGCGCCCGACACCCTGAAACAACTTTCCAAGACAAAAAACTGGAGCGCTGAGCCTCAGCGCTCTCCGGCGGCATCCGTCGCACAAATGACTGTCAATCAGGAGACACAGCCTATGACGACACAACCTGCGGCGGATGCCAACTCCGCCAGCTCTACTACTGACCAGACGCAGTCGAATGCTGCCGATGCGCAAACAGCCGAGCGCGAGCGCATCGGCAAAATCCTCAATTGTGAGGAAGCTGCTGGCCGCACTGAACTTGCAAAGTACCTCGCGTTTGAGACCTCAACAAGCTTTGAGGATGGCCAGAAGGTGCTTGCCAAAGCCCCTAAGGCAGAGGGAACTGAAAAGCCTGAAGGTGATACGCCAAAGACGCAGGCCAGCACTTACGAACAACAGCGCCTATCTGCGAGTTCGCAAGCATCAAATTACAGCAAACCGCCGGAAACGACTGACGATGACAAAGGGGCACGTCTGGTCAACCGAGCAAAGAGCATGTTTGGAGGTGCTAAATGAGCCATCTGGCTGGAAGTACTAACCACGGACCGTCACCCGTCGATAACCTTCATGGCGGGAATGTTAAAACTCAACCCAACACAGTTGCCGCTGGCTCTTATAAGCGCGGTCAAGTGCTTGAGTATGACAGCGCCAACAAGGTGTTTGTTGCTCTTAACGATGCGAGCAAGGCCAGTATCGTGATGCCTGTTGGCATTACGCTGGAGGCGGACAGTTCCATGGGCGTTTACATTCAAGGTGACGATTTCAACTTAAATGAAATGCACTTTGGTGACCTGGACGCTGAAGTGGTGAAACAGGCGCTGCGCGGCAACGGCATCTTGGCGCGTTACTGGCAGGTTGCTTAAGGAGATTATGCACGTGGATATTTACACCCTAAGCGATCTGATGACCGTGATCGAAACAATTTTTACGCCTAAACGGCACTTCATTGATAAGTTTTTCAAGCTTGAGTATCTCTCAGACAAAGAAGAGATCCATTTTGATAGTGTGTTCAGAGACCAAGTGTCGCTTGCGCCTTTCGTGATGCCTCTGAATGCAGGCAAACCGCAGGAGCGAGCTGGATATACGGCTAAATCATTCAAGCCTGCTTATGTGAAGCCGCTGAACATGATCAAGCCAACCGATGCTGTCACGCGTATGGCTGGTGAAAAGTTCTCTGGCGAACTTACTGCTATGGATCGGTTTGAACGCGCAGTCGCTCTCGCTCTTTACGAACAAAAAATGCAAGTTGAAGCGCGATGGGAATGGCTTGGACGTTTCGCTCTGAAAGAAGGCAAAGTCCTGATTGTGGGGGATGATTATCCCGCTCGTCTGGTGGACTTTGGCCGTGCGCCTGAAATGGTGGACTTGATCACTGATGATGATCAGAAATGGTCAAATGCCGACTATGAGCTTTTTTCTCTGTTGGAAGAAGGTTCTGCGGAAGTTGCTAAAAAGACCGGGTCTCGGGCAACAGAAGTCTACCTTGCTCCAGATGTATGGCGACATTTCAAAGTGAACAAAAGCGTGAAGGCCGAGATGGATCTCACTAAGCGCAATGATAGCACTTTGACGGCGTCCCCATCTGCGACAGATCCGGAAAATCCAGTTGAATTCAAAGGAACCGTTGGCAACTTTAACATCTATGTCGATCACAGCACTTATCGTGATGTTGATAGGACCGAAAAGCCTTATCTGGAACCCGGTGAAGTCATGCTGGTTGCACCAGTTGGCGAAAGTGGGACCTCTGGAGTTTACGGGGTTCGTGCATTTGGCACCATCATGGACAAGAAAGCTGGCCTTCAGGCGATGCCGATGTTCCCCAAAGTTTGGGAACAGGACAATCCGTCCATTGATCAGGCAATGACGCAATCAGCGCCATTGATGATCCCGGGTCGTCCCAACGGTGTGAAAGTCTGGAAAGGGGTGGTCTGATGGCAGGAGCTGGCACAGTCAAGATCGCAACTGCCCGGTTGCTGACCTCAAAAGGCGTCATTAAACCGGGCGAGCAACTGCCAACAGGTTTGAAGAAGGCTGAGCTAAGTAAACTGGATGCCTTTGGTGGGCTTGCAGAAGTTTCTCTGCCGCCTAAACCAGCGGCAACGCAGAGTGACAACTCTGGTTCTCAGAGCGGCAAGTCATCTAAGGATTCATCTACTGGTGCTGGTGCCGGTGATGGTTCTGATGGCACGAATTCTGAGGATCAGACCAGCACCGATGGTTCGGCTCAGGACTGATCATGCCTGAGCTTGATGACCTTCGGGCTGAACTCACCGAAGAGGTGGATGACGTCATGGGAGAGCCGGTTTTGCTGGCTTTCCTTGACGGTGAACAGCACAGCGATCCTACCCGCGAAAATACGGCGGTGAATGCGGTTTTGCGCTGTGGTGCGGGGCATGCGTTCAATCTTGCCAAGGGATCGAAAAAAGAGCGCACCAGCCTTTCTGCAGAGCCATCTTTCTTGGAGCTTTCCCGCTCTGACTATGGCGGACCTATGCCCAAGACCGGGGATAAGGTGCAAGCGCTTTCCCGCGCTGGCCTCCCGTGGTTTGAAGTCCTTGATGTTTCTGATCGCGGTGCCTCCCGCATTATTCTTGAACTCGGAGAAGCCTAATGTCGCTTGCCCGTATTGCATTGCGTCACTGCGCCGTAGAGGCGTTAAAAACAGCAGGAACACTAGTTGGTGCCAACATCCTTGATAGCAAGGTGGCGGCGCTTCAGGTGAGTAGTGATGGAAGTTTGCGCACCGATGAGGAAGGCCCTTTTATTGCCGTTTACACGGATGTTTCTAATTCGGGCGAGTTGGGTGGTCGCTCGCTGCGCGTAAATGGTCACCTGGATCTGGTTTTTAATTTCGGTATTACAGCTGCGATGACCCAGACCAACGAGAAGGGTGAGAGTGTTGTCGTTGGGCTGGAGGTGCCTGCAACAAGTCCCAACTTTGAGCTCTTTCTTGATGCCTTAACGCGGCAAATCAAGTTTGCTCTTCTTGATCCTCAAAACCCTTGGTCTGAGCTGCTTAAGGGATTTGCTCCAGACTTTCGAGCTTGTGAAGAGCTGCGCCATGGCAATGCCCGTGATGGGGTGCGGCTGGTGAGTGGTCAGTTGCGGCTAACCGTTGAGCTAGTTGCAGATCCTGTTCCAGGAGCAGCACTGCCTGAGGCCGGGATTTGGAGCCGGTTTCTAGCAAAGCTTGCTGAAAGTGATCCGGAACAATGTGAGCGCTTGCAAGGTTTGCTTGCCTGGAACGGTCGGGAACAGGATGACCGGCTTTCCTTCCTTCATGGGCTATCTGGCCTTGAAGCGGATGCCCTGAAACTGACCAGCGCTTCCAAGACCAATCCTTCAGCAACATTTTCCAGCGAACAACCGGAAGGCACACTCAGCGCCGGTTCCCCGTAACTTGGAGCACGCGCAATGTCGCAGGACCTGCCAGACTTAATTGCTGAACTGCATTTTGAGGTTGCCGAGATCAAACGGCGGCTTGCTTCGCGCACGCGGGAAGGGGTGATTTCTGAAGTTGATGCGGCCAAAGGCAAAGCACGGGTCAGGCTGACAGATTCAGATACTCCCATGCTTACGGGCTGGCTACCTTGGACCGAGCCGGCAAGCGGCGCCAATAAGACCCACAATCCGCCTTCGATTGGTCAGCAAGTATCACTGACCAGTGAGAGCGGTGATTTAACCGATGCCCGCATTGGGTCTGCGCTGCCAAGTGAAGACAATCCCAGACCGAGCGCAAAAGGAGACGACCATGTCCTGGCGCAGGTTGGGGCTACAAAAATTATCGTTTCAGGTGGTGGCGCTAAACTCCAGCTCAGTGTTGGGAATGCGTCCATTACCTTGGTTGATGGGCGGATGACTTTCAGCGTTGCTGGTACGTCCATCACCTTGACGCCTTCAGGCATTGAGGCCGCAGGCGATGTGGATTTGAACTCCGGCTATGTGAAGTCGGAAGGCACCACAATAGACCACACCCACATTCATTCTGGAGTGACACCTGGTCCATCTAAGACCGGGGCTCCTGTCTAATTGGAGGATACTATGGAAAAAAACCGCTACCGTGTTTTGCGTGCAGGCTTCTTGCATGGAACCTATCGCCGGGAAGGCGAGGAAATTGAGTTGTTTGAAAAACAGGCTCAAGTTGATCTTCCGCCTCTTGGTAGCCGGCTTGCAGAAGTAAACGCGAAGACCACGAAGCCGGCCCCTGCTAAAGGCAAGGCCACCTCTCGAAGAGCTGACTAGAACATGGCCGGTAAGGACTTAAGTGAGATAACGGGCGGTGAGGTCTCTGGTTGGGCTCATGTGGTCCAGTCTATCAACCGGCTGTTCTCAACTCCAAAAAACACGCGGGTTTTCTTGCGTGAGTTTGGATCTGACCTGCCAAACCTGGTGGATGTTCCCTCAAATGATGCTGGCATTCTGGCGCTGTTTGTAGCTGTCGCAACTGCTCTGGAGCAATGGGAACCAAGGTTTTCTTTAAGCTCCCTAAACGTATCACAGGCTGAACCTGGCAAGATCCTCTTGAACCTGGTTGGCATCTATTTGCCAAGAGGCCATCACGGCGACACCACGCCGGAAGGTGGAGAGCAAACCTTATCTGTGCCGATCTCTGGCCTTTAACTCCCGACATCAGGATAACACCATGAGCCGCTTTGCTGCGCTTGATCTGGCGACACTGCCGGAACCCTCCGCTGTGGTGGAACTGGACTATACTGCTTTGCTTGAAGCCCGCCTTGTGGAGCTGGACCGTCATTTGCGTGATGGCCGCTTTGAACAGGCTGAGGCTGATGAGATCATGGCACTGGCGCGCTCCATTGCAGCATCGCCCGCCCGCTATTTAAGTGAGGCAGGAGCATCGCGCGAGCTTTACATGAATGCGCGCATCAATGCGGCGGTGAAATCAGTTCTGCTTGCAACGGCAACTGGATCTGATCTTGACCATCGCGGAGCAGGGCGGGGCGTTGCCCGCTTGGTTCTGGATGACAGTGACCCTGAAAATACCATTTATGAGGATGACGAGAGTTATAGGGCACGCATTCAGCTGGTGCTGGAAAGCTACTCTCCCTATGGGCCGGAAGGCGCATACGTCTACTGGGCTTTGCAGGCCTCCGGTGATGTGTTGGACGTTGTACCTTATGGGCCTGATGACAATCTGGACCCGCCAATTCCTCCAGCTGAGCCCGTGATTTGTGTTCTTTCCAGAATTGGGGACGGGGTCGCAAGTAATGCTCTATTGGAGAGCGTTTATCGGAACCTGAAATCAGACAAGCGCAGGCCAGTGGGTGACAAGCTGACGGTTATCTCTGCGACATCTGTTCACTATGAAGTTGAAGCTGAGCTGCAAGTTGTGTCAGCTTCAACTGCTTCTATCGTTGAAGAACAAGCGCAAGCAACCTTGCAGAAGTTTATTTCAACGCGCCTTGCCATAGGTCGACCGCTCTATCGCACCACTCTTGCTGCGGCATTGAAAGTAGATGGCGTGGAGGAGGTGATCATCACCAAGCCTGCAGCTGATGTGATGGTCGGGCCTTTCGAAGCGCCTTACGCGTCTTCTGTCAAAATTACCGTCAACTCCATCACTGGAGGCTGGCGCAATGTCTGATAAGGCTCCCCGCCAAACTGTGCTGCCGCCGAACTCCGCTGATATTGCCGTGGCAATGGACCTTGTTGAAGACCGTATGTCTGGTCTTCCAGCTGAGGTTATTCGCGATTGTCTGGACCCTTTGAAAGCACCTGCAAGCCTGCTTGATCATCTGGGCTGGGAGCTTTCCGTTGATGTGTGGGACCGGGAATGGCCTGAGCAAGTCAAACGCCGTGTGCTGGCTGTCTCGAAAGAGGTGCACAAATACAAAGGCACTCCATACTCAGTTAAGACTGCACTCGCAGCTCTGGGGGTGGCAGCGCACTTGCTGGAATGGTGGCAAGAGGGCGGTTCCGGCGTTCCTGGCACGTTTGAGATTACAGCTTATGCCAATGAGCAAATCTTTGCTGATGGGCCGGTTCTGGATGCACGATTGCAAGAAAACATCCTGAGCACAATCTCAGCAACTAAGCCAAAGTCACGCGGTTTCAGCTTCCAGATTGGGGCGCAATTTGAGACGTCGCTCAGCATTGGCCTTGCAGGCCGTTCCAACGCCTTCACACAGCCCATGGGCGCAACGGTTCTTCCCGAAAGTGGAGCAACGCTGAGCGCAGGCACAATGGCGCGTAGTGTTGCCTTCCTGGCGCAAACAGTTGAGCCGGTTCTGCCGCAGATGGGGACAGTTCTTGGCTGTGCAGCAGCAGCTCGTTGCCATTCCTTCCTTTCACTTCATGGAGAGCTTTTGACATGAGCCTTAAGGCGATCAATCCAACACTTACGCGCGCTGGCATGCGATCCATCTTTGATGCCTCAGACGCTGGCCTTCATGCCAGGATCACACACCTGGCGTTTGGTGCCTCGCGCTACTCTCCAACGGGTAATGAAAACAGTCTGAAATCAGAAAAGGCCCGTGTTGAGATTGTTGGGTCTCGTTATCTGGATGATTTCCAGATGGAGATCACGGCTAAGATTGACGGAGATACCGGGTTCACTCTGGCAGAGCTGGGCGTGATGTTAGAGGACGGCACCTTGCTTGCTGTCTGGTCCGATCCTGACACGCCATTAGCTCAATACACTCCAGGCGTGCCGATTGCGTTTTCTTTTGTACTGGCGCTTGCTGCGCTTCCTCAGGGTGTCATTCAAGTAACGGGTGATGTGGATCTGCAACTCTTCTTTGGTGAAGAGTTCGCCCAACTTGGCGCGGCTTTGATTAGTGAGCAGTTGCGTAATCTCAAGCTTTCGACACGGGTGGTTGAGCTGGAAAAACAGCAATCCGTGACACTCGCACTCAGCGCAAATACCGGCCAACTTCAACATGTCGTTGAGCACCAGCAACAGCAGATTGATGACCTGTTATCCCTCATCACCAACACTGGGGCGCTGGCACTTACCAACGCCCAAAATATCTTTGAGACAAAGGAGGTCCTACAATGAGTTTGACGGGCGAAATCACCAAATTGGTTGGCAAAGCCACAGAGCTGATTGATACATTCGAAGCAAAAGAAGCTGAGATTAATCAGGAGGTTCAGGCCGCTGTAGCTGCCTTTCCTCAAACGCATAAAGTGTTTTATGTGGATGCCGTCAATGGTGACAGCAACAACTCCGGCGACCAAGAAGAGCCCTTGCTTACCATACAGGATGCGGTCGAGCGGACGCCGATCAATGGCAGCGCGAACATTAACTTGTTGTCAAACGTTATCTTGCCACCAGAGCGCTACTCTCTTCAGAACAAGAGCATTCAGATCTACGGTCATCGGGCACCAGGTGGTAAAGCAAAGCTTAAAGCCACTGTCTTTGAAAAAGATGGCTATGCCTATCTGTCTGGCTGGAATACGTTTGGTTTGAATGCTGGTTTCATGCTCCGCTTCGTCGATATTGAGTTTCCAACCTACACTGGCGAGCTTCCCGGCTTTAATCGCTATCGTTCAATTCTTGGCAATTTTTCTGGATATGTTCAGACACTTTCCCATTTTGCCATCTCAGATGCCGAGCTGATTTTCCCCAATGAAAATGGTTTTGGCTTACTTGCTTGTGCCTCTGGAACCGGGCTGGTCTTTCTCGGCAATAGCATCGTTGATGTAAACGGGAATATGTCGGGCCGATACGTGGATGGTGCCGATGCATCGAACCCATCAAACACCACTCAACTCATCACAAACATGGCAACGCTCTAAAGCGTTAGGAAGGCCTATCCATGGATACCTTTGACATCTCATATAACGGTCGGGGCTACCGGAATTTTACTGCCGAAGATGCCCTTGCTGCTGGCGTGCCGCAAGCTGATATTGATGAGGCTCAAAAAGGCACTCGCCTTAAGTCAATCAAAGACGAATGCCGCAAGCGCATTTACGAGCAGGCCAGCGCTGAGACCCAGATGAATATGGCAACGGCTGCCGCTGCCATTGCTGGCAAAGCCGCTGAGGATCGCAGCGCTGATGAAGTCACGCTTTTGAGCAGTACAAAGGCTGCGCTGGATTGGGTGGGGGTTATGCGCTCCAAATGCCTGGAACTTGCTGAAGATCCGGGCACCGATTTCACACAGGAGGCCAGCTGGCCGGAGTGCCCGCCTGAAGTGGTTGCACTGACAGAGCAGTTTTAAGCCGCTTCCCTTCCTTTTGAGTTTCATCCGTATCCGGTCCTGTGTGGCCGGTTTTTTTATGGAGAATTGAATGGCTGATGTCAGCTTTCACCATGGGGTGCGGGTCTTTGAATCTGCTGAAAATCCCATTCTTATCGAGATTGCCCAGACCTCTACCATCGCATTGATTGGCACTGCTGAAGGTGCCGATGCTGAAGCCTTCCCTTTGAATGAGCCGGTGTTGCTTTTAGGGGACCGGCGCAAGGCGGCATTGCTCGGGGACGGAAATCTGCGCGATGGCGTTGATGCGGTGTTTAAACAGGTAGGAACCTACGTGTTTGTGATCCGTGTTGCAGAAGGGGCAGATGCTGCTGCAACGCTTTCTAACGTGATCGGTGAAGCCTCCACGCTCACAGGTATCCACGCGCTCAAAAAATGCCAGTCGGCTCATGGACTGACACCGCGCCTGATTGCCATTCCTGGCTTTACTGGCAGCTTTGAAGATAAAGGCCTGCAGTCCATCAATGTGACAAATGGTGGTGCCGGTTATACCGATGCCACAACCGTTACAATTGCAGGTGATGGCACCGGGGCTGAGGCAATTGCAATGGTCTTGGATGGGGCAGTCACTGAACTGGTGATTACTAAGGCTGGTTCTGGTTACACCAATGCCACAGCCACCTTGAACGGGGATGGCAACGGGGCAACTGCGACTGTCAATATTGGGGCGGTTGGCGATCCGGTGATTGCTGAGCTTGGCGGTGTGCTGGGTGAGCTTGAGGCTATCGGCATCGTTGATGGACCTGATAGCACGGATCAAGACGCGGTGAACTTTAAGGAAGTAAATGCCCACCCGCGTATCTTCATTGTTGATCCAAAAGCTGGCGACTGGGACACGGATCTCAATGCCAACCGGTTTAAGCCATCAGCGCCGTATTTTTGCGGTGTGCAGGCAAAAACGGATCGCACGCACGGGTTCTGGTGGTCGCTCTCCAACAAAACAATCAACGGTGTTACGGCGGTGTCCCGCCCGATCGCGTATGGCTCCCAGACCGACTATCTCAATGAGCGCGGCATTGCCACCATCATCAATCATGGAGACGGCTTTAAGACCTGGGGCAACCGGCTTTCTGGCGGCGATGATCTTTGGCGGTTTATGGCTGTGCGGCGGACGGCTGATTTCATCAATGGCGCTATCCGTGAGGGCTACATAGAGTTTGTCGACAAGCCGTTCTCCAAGGCCAACCTGAGGTTCATGGTTGAGAGCGGGAATGCCTTCATGGCCAAGCTGAAGGCTGAAGGTGCGATCCTGGGCGGTAAGGTCTGGCTGGACATGGAGCGCAACACCAATGAAGCCATGGCAGGCGGCAAAATCACGCTGGCCGTGGATTTTGAGCCGCCAGCCCCCATGGAAGATATCCGCTTCATCGCTCACCGCAACATCACCTATTACACTGAGCTGTTGAACGGTGTTCTGACCACCTCCGTTTAAGGAAACCCCATGAAAGAGACACCGCAATACATCTTGCGCAACTGCACCATTTTCGTGGATCGCGATTCCAAAGTGGGCAACGCAAGTGAAATCACCATTCCAAAGCTCACGGTGAAAACTGAGAGCATGCGCAATGCCGGCATGATCAAAGAGCGCGATGTGGTTCTTGGCTATGAGAAGCTGGAAATGAGCTTCAAAATGACAGCCTTTGACCCTGAGACTTTGAAGCTCTTCGGGCTGGCAGCTGGTGTTGAAAAGGATTTTCTCGCCGCTGGGGCGTTTGCTGATGAGGACGGCACCACTCATAGCGCCACCTGTTATATGCGCGGCTTCCTGCGTGAAGTCGATGCCGGAGGCTGGAAGCCAGGTGATAAATCAGAGACGGATTATCAGGTCTCGGTCCACTCAATGAAACTGGAAATCGACGGTGCCCAGATTGTTGAGATGGATGATTTCGACGTGAAGATTGGCGGTGTGTCGCAATATGACAGCATCCGCAGTGCACTCCAGCTTTAAGAGACCGACATGGATCAGATCACCGTAAAACTGCAATCGCCTGTCGAGCATGATGGGCGGACCTATAACGAACTTACGTTTCGCGAGCCAACGGTTGCGGACATGATTCAGGCAGAGAAGTTTGAAAAGGACACTCTGGAAAGCAACGCTGTGTTGTTGGCAGCTCTTGCCGATGTGAGCCTGCCTGTCATCAAGCGTCTGAAGCTTTATGATTACAACGCGTGCGACATGCAAACGGTTCCGCTGTTTCTTCCTCCTGATAAGCGACCGGGTGAGGGTGAAGACCCAAACGCGGAAGCGGTGACGGAACAAGCTTAAGCTGGCTACAGGTGGCGGCAGAGATTGCCGCTCACCTATCCACGCCGCTCAGCCATGTGGAACAGCTGTCACCGCAAAAAGCCATCGACTATTTCTATGAAGCCCAGAGGATCAAGCGGGAAGCTTTTGAGACCTCCCGGCGATAATTAAAGCAAACTGGAGCATGCCATGCGCAAGATTGAAACCCAATTGAACTTGCGTGTGGTCTCCAATATGACCCGCGAGTTTCAAAAGACCACGGGTGCGAGTGCGCAGGCCGCAAAGAAGTTTGCCGAGCCATGGGTGCGAGAGGTGAAAACCCTCAACAACAAAATGAACCAGCTCGGGGACTTCAGGAAACTGGAAGGCCAGCTGGACAGCCTGAAGAATAAAACCAAAGCAGCTTATGATATGCTCTCCGGCCGGCGCGAGCAGCTGGCAGGACTGAACAATCAGGCCAAATTGCTGGCCGGATCTTATGAGGCAGCAAGTGATCGGGTGATGCAGCTTGCCGACCGTATGCAGCGTCTGAAGGCTGAACAAGCTGAAACCAGCAAACAGCTGGCGAGCAATCAAGCAGCGCGAAAGGCTCTGGAAGAGCAGATGCGCGCAGCCAAGAAAGCTAAGGAACCGATTGATGGCCTGAAGACTGCTATTGCTGAACTGAAGGCAGAAGAGCAGGGCCTGAAAGCAACACGGACTGCACAGAAAGAGCAGCTGACTGCACTTAACGCCGAAACCAAAGAGGCCGGGCAGGAAGCTAAAACTCTTTCCAAGCAGCTTGCCAGCACAACGCGTGAGGCGAAAAAAGTTGGTCGGGCTTTTGACCAGGCTGAAGAGGGAGCTGAAAAGCTCTCACGAGAAACCAGGAAGGCTTCTAAGTCTCTTGTCGATATGAAGACCGGCATGCGTTCAGCTGGTATGAACGTAAAAGACCTGACAGCTGAAGAGCGCAAGCTGGCCGCTGCTATAGATAACACCAGTGAAGCGATCGATGCACAAAATGCCAAGCTCTCTCAGCAAAAGAAAGCGACACAGGTGCGGGACCAGAAACAGCAGGTCATGAAAGGCAAGGCTGTTAAGGCAGCGGCTGTAGGAGCTGGCGGTGCTGCAGCTTTCTATGGTGGCCAAAGAGCTTTGCGGGCTTGGTACAATCCGGTTGATGTTGCGATTGATGTGGAAGACGCTTTTGCGGGTGTGAAAGCCAAAACCACCTTTGAAAATGAGGAGGAAGAGAAGAAATTCAAGCAGGCGACGATTGATAAGTCGACGCAGATTGCCATGCCCCTGACAGAGCTGTTTGCCTTGCAGGAAGAGGGCAGTGGAGCTGGCATTGCCAAGGAGGATTTAATGCGTTTTACCGAGCTTGCTGGTAAAACAGGTGTGGCATTTGATCTAGATGGCGGATTGACCGGTAAAGTTCTGGCAAAGACGAAAACTGCTTTAGGCACGGATCTTGACGGACTGACGGACTATGTGGATGCAGTGAACCACCTTTCCAATAAGACATCATCCCAAGCTCCTGACCTGCTCAATTACTTTTCTCGAGTCGCTGGTAGATTTGAGAAAGCAGGCTTTACCCAAAATCAAACGCTAGCACTTGGCTCGTCCATGATAGCCAGTAACTTTGCGCCGGAAGTTGTTGCTACCACATTTAAGAATGTGATCAATACTCTGACCGGTGCCGATACCTTAAGCAAAGATAAGCGGGAGGCCTTTGATGAAATCGGCATGGACCCTGTCCAGGTTGCCAAGGATATGCAGGTTGACGCTTTTGGTACTTTGGTCAAGGTGGTTGAAAAGCTGGGAGGCGTGGAAGAATACCGTCGTCTGGCGATTGAAAATAAGTTGTTTGGTCAGGAAGCGGCTGCTTTTGGAGGCTTGACTGCGAATGTCCAGCTACTGAAAGACACCTACAAGCTCGTGAAGAATGATGGCCAGTATGATCCCAATAACGACTATGCAGGTTACAAAGGATCGGCGGAAGCTGAGTTTAAATCTCGCTCAGCGACAAGCAAAAACGAACTGCAGCTTCTTTCCAATGAGATGTATGCGCTGAAAGCGGAATTCGGTGAAACCATGCTGCCTGTTGTTCGGGCGGTCTCCAAGAGTATCCGTGAGTTCCTCGCCCCATTGCGTGACTGGGTGAGAGAAAACCCGGATCAGGCCAAGCTTGCAGGCACCATTGCAGCTGTTGTGGCCGGGTTGATTGCAGTTGGTGGAGCCCTGACCACTCTTGTTGCAACGGCAACGATTGCTGCCATTGGGCTTAAGTCGGCGCGTAGCAAGCTCACTGGGCATAGGGGTAGTGTTTTACTGGGCGATCTGGCCATGGCTGGAGGGGCAAGCCTGAAAGACGGGCGGCCCCCTGATGCTACAAAAAAGGGGGCTTCTTCAGAAGGGGAAGAGAGTGTTTTAGATTCTGCGAATGATTTTATTGGCAAGGTCGGTGTGGCTGCAATGATTGTAGCTACAGCAAAAGCGCAACGTGATATTGCTGAATTTGCGGCGGAAAAGATTGATGTTGGGGTGGGAAAGGTATTTCCTGCTCACGCGAAAGCCGGTCTTCAAGCTGACCTGTTCCAGGAAAAAGTTGAAGAGTACTGGAAGGGGCGGGATGATTGGTTGCAACGCTATAATCCGCTGGCAGAAACGCCAAAAGAGCTGACTGCAATACGTGATCAGATCTATGGCCCCCGAGAAACCAAAAACAAGAGTGCCTTCACCGGAGACCTTGCGACAGCTAAGGAAAAACTGGCGTTCGTTGACGACAAGATTGCCAAGGTGAAAGGGACGCCTCAGGAGGCTTCCCAGCTTATGACCCTGAACCGTATGCGCGAGCAGCTGACACAAACAATTGCCAAGCTTGAAAAAGATCTGCGGGCCTCGCAGATCGCGCCGGCCCTGCAACAAAAAGTAGACCAGATTAAAGCGGTAATGGTGCCAGCAAACGCCCCCAGAGCAAAGCCATTGCCAGCTTTTGCAAGAGGTGGTGTCACAGGCCGTGGTCCGGCGCTCGTTGGAGAAAACGGACCGGAATACATCTGGACCGAGAGGGGCCAATATGTCTCCAATAACAACCAACTGAAACAAATCAGAGCACTTGCGGCATCTGCTGCGATTGCAATGCCCATTGGCTTGTCTTTACCGCAACCGCCTGCTCCAGCTGCCTTGTTCACTCCGCCAACTACTCAGCAGCAAGGGGCTGTCAGTACAGCTCGTAGTGCACCGCTTGTGGGTGAGCTTCATGTGCATGTGTCTGGTGGAAGTGGCAGAGACGCTCGCTCATTGGGCAAGGATGTAGGGCGAGAGAGCGTTAAAGCTCTTCGCCAGTATCATTCTGATGGTGGCATGTAATCTTACAAACTTATGGAGTGGCTATGGCTGGACCAATTCCCATGGCGCTGGGGCCGTTTTTGTTTCATGCGCACGGCTTTGGCTATACAGAGCTGGAACGGACACTGGAAACCCGGTGGGCCACGCAGGAAACTGCCGGGCGTATGCATGCCCAGCAATGGACGGGCCCCGGCTCTGAAACCATCCGCATCAATGGAGTCCTGTTTCCGCAAGAATTCGGCGGGCAAACAACGCTTGACGGTGTGCGTCTTGCTGCCAGGCAGGGTGTGCCGTTGATGTTGGTGTCTATTGGTGGGCGGGTATTTGGATCTCACACCATACAAGGGGTTGAAGAAGCTCAAAGCCTTCACAACCGGATCGGTACACCGGGGCAAAATGAATACACCATCGAGCTGCTGGCCTACCCAAGCAGTTTTTTTAATGTGATTGGAGCTGTCGCTTCGATCTTTTAACTCAACTCACGGAGCACACATGGCGGAACTGATTGAGGTGGACATGGAGCGCCCTCTGGACCTGATCTGCTCGCAGTATTACGGCCATACCAGAGGCAGCGTTGAAGCGGTATTGAAGGCAAACACCCACCTTGTGGGGCTCACACCTATTGTACCGCGTGGAACCAGGATCTCTATGCCGGTTTTAAGCGGTAATGAGACAACCACGCTGAAGCTCTGGGATTAGACAATGCGGCCAATCGTAAAAGTCTCTATCGACGGCAAACCCGTTTCAGGGCTGTTCCTGGAGCGCTTGATTTCCATCCGTGTGGTGGACCGTGAAGGTACGCGATCAGATACCGTTGATCTGGAACTGGAGGATGGTCCTCCCTTTGTCGCCCTGCCAAAGCCGAAAGCTAAGATCAAGGTTTGGATGGGGTACGCCACCAGTGGTCTGGTGTACAAAGGCGAATATACGGCCAGCGAAATTGAGGTGCAGTGCCTGCCGTATCTCCTCAATGTGCCAGGACAAGGCGCGGATGTAACGGAAGACCTGAAGACCCAGAAAGAACGCCATTTTGACAATAAGTCCGTCAAAGACATTGTGAAGCAGATAGCTGGTGAGCACGGACTAAAGCCTGTCATTGATGATGCAGTTGCTGCCCACGTTTATGAGTGGCTCGGTCAGCAAAGTGAATCGGACATGCACTTGCTTGAACGGCTTGCGCGTCGCCATGGTGCGCTGTTTGCTATCAAAGATGGCCGGCTGGTTTTTGCCGAAAAAGGAACCGGTAAAAGTGCGAGTGGAAAGGAACTTCCTGTTCAAACTATCTCGCAAACCCAGATCATTGAAGGGTCGTGCCGCGTGCGGTTTGGAGATCGTGGCCGGTACAAGACGATTAAGGCGTACTATCAGGACCCGAACAAAGCTCGCCGTGTTGGTGTTGAGGCACAGGGCGATAAGAACGGGAAAGGCACCTACAAGATCCGTGAGACCTTCAGTTCTGAAGGCGAGGCAAGAGAGGCTGCTAAGGCACGTGCCAAAGAGCTGCTGCGCGGTGAGGTGACCACAACAGTTTCAATTGAGGGCAGACCTGATTTTCTGGCCGGGCAACCGTTCACCTATGCCGGTGTGCGTCCTGGTGTAGACGGGTTGGAGTTTATCGCAGAAGGCGTCACCCACAGTTACTCCAAAGGCGGTGGATTACTGACCGAAATTGAAGGCAAGGCTAAAGCGAGAAGCGACACTGCTTGACCGGCAAAGAATAGCATTCTCAGGCTACCAGGTTTGAATAAACAGCTTTAGCTTTCAGGAAAACCAACCGTAGTTGATGCCAATCAGAATTAGGATCACGATGGAAAGGCCGATAGAGGCGATTGCCAGTTTATCTTGCGTTGACATGATTGTGCTCCTATATTGTAAGCCAAGTAGACCCTCTGTGTCAGAGAGGGCCTACCGGCTTCAGGTTACCAGTGGTGTATGATGTTCACTAAGAGCATCAGGGCCACGATAATCTGAAGGAGAATTGCGAGAAGCTGTAACTTCATATGCTTTTCTCCTTTGTGGCGGGGATGGCCAATCCATCCCCATCACCACACTCTCCTTATACTGCATTTTGCAGAGACATTCAGCTCCTGGTTGCGCATTTCGCAACTCATCCACCCGCCCTCCGAGGCGGGTTTTTTATTGGAGTAATTCCCGTGAACATCACTGAACTAGAGAGCGTGGAGGGCTTTGCCGCCTTCTGCGAGGGCCTCAACCTGCGCCATTTCTCGCCTCGCGAGCTGCTGAGCAAGGGGAAAGCGCATGAAACACCCCGGCATTCTGGTTACGGCCTCAACGCAGATCCGCCTGCGGAGCTCTGGCCCAACATTATCCCCGCCATCACCATGGCTGATAGAATGAGAGAACACTTCGGACGCCCGGTTATCATTCTCTCTGCCTACCGCTCTGCGGCCTACAACGCGGCCATTGGCGGAGCTTCCCGCAGCCAGCACCTGAAGTTTGCCGCGCTGGATCTGAGCTGCCCGGGCATCACCCCGCGAGCTTGTTTTGACTGGCTCAGCATCCAGCGCGATCGCGGCGTGTTTGTCGGTGGCCTCGGCCTTTACCGCAGTTTCATCCATGTGGACGGACGTGGCACCAACGCCACCTGGGACAATACCTGACGGCCACACCTCACTCATAAAAGGAACCTCTTTGATGCAACGGATCATTTCCCTTGCAATGGGCCTGTGCGCCCTTTGCTTTGCCGCCCTGAGCTTTGCCAGCACTGCGCTGGCTGCTGATGAGGGCAGTTACACCATCGACCTTGCGCCACTGGCAGAGGCTGTAATGCCCACGCTCATCGCTCTGCTGGGGGCGCTTGTCTCGGCAGCTCTGGCATGGGCGGCGCGATTGCTGCATCGATACCTGGGTGTATCGCTGGATGAACGCCACCGCAAAACTCTGGAGGAGATTGTCGTTTCCAAACTGCGGCAGATGCTGACAGATGCCTATGAGGGCAACCGGGCCTCCATGCGCATCCACTCCCGGTCCCAGCTCGTGGCCGAGGTTGCGGGCTACGCCACCAGAAAAGCCCCCGATGCCATTCGTCATTTCAAGCTGCAGCCGGATGATCTGGCCGAATTTGTCTCTGGACGCGTGGGGCCCAGAACCTTGCAGAAAATCCAGCAGGGCGATCGCGCGACCGGGCAGGGCAGCACATGAGCCAGCTGCTGCGTGTCTTACTCAAAGCCATGGTTGAGGCGCTGTTCAGCCGTCTTGACCAAAAGCGTGCGCAAAACCGCACCGATCGGCTCAATAAGACGGAGGAGCATCATGACTTTGAGCAGCGGGCCAGAGAGGCAGAGGCTGCGGCCAATCGCGAGCTGCTGGATGATAGCCCTGATGATGTGCCTGAGCGCCTGCGCAAGCACGGGCTCTGATCCGCCCCCGCCAACACAGCCCGCTGGGTATGACTGGCGCTTTCCCACTCCAACGCTCCACCCCTACAGCCTGACGTACTCCGTCGCTGTGGCTCAGGAGCTGGAAACCCTGCCGCGGCACGCAAAGCTGCGACAGATCACAGCGCATTATCAGGTCCTGCGACGGGCTGTGTGCGTCATCGACACATGGCAGCAACCGGCCTGCCAAACCTTAAGAGGTCACCATGAAACATCTTCTGACAGCAGTGCTGTGCCTGACGATCTGGGCGGGCGCGGAGCAGGGACTGGCCAAGAGCCGGACGCTGCCCGGGCCCTACACCGCCAGGACAATTAAAGTCATTGATGCCGATACGCTGCGCGTGTTTGTGGAGGTCTGGCCCATGGACTTCAAGCGTGTGGATGTGCGGTTGGAGGGCATTGATACGCCGGAAAAACGCAGCACCGGCTGCACCGCACTCTATGGCGGTAAGGCGGCAAATGTCCCGGCGCATATCAAGACCCATGAGAAGCAACTGGGCGTCAAAGCAACCGAGTTTGTGAAGGCCCATGTAAAGCCGGATGACACCTTGCTGCTGACCGGGGTGAAGCTTGGCAAATACGCGGGCCGTGCCGTGGGCAAACTGGCCCTGAATGATGGGCGGGATCTGGGTGCACTGCTCATCCAGAACGGCCATGCGGTGACTTACGACGGCGGCACCAAAGCAGCGCCGTGGTGTCTGGACAACTAAGCCCGGCACAGGAAAAGACGCTTCAACCCGGCCTCACACGATGCCGGGTTTTCTTTTGTTTTGAGGAGAGGGCTGCATGATCACCCGCAACGAGATTTCTACCGCAGCAGCCTTAGGCTCTGCCTGGATCGCCAACATCTGGGAGGGCTATGCAGAACCGCTCCTGCAGGCCGCGATTATTCTGCTAACCGTGCTCGGCGCCGCCTTCGTGGTCTGGCTCCGGTTTCTGGATATTCAGCTCAAACGAAAGCAATTGCGGGAGAAGAACTAGAACTCTGAAGACCCTGAGACGGCTGATGATACCGGACATGTGATGGTGGTTGCGGAAGATACGGTGCTTCACACCACAGGGGACACGCAATATCTGACTATTGTTGATTGCAGTGAAGTGAGGGCGGATAAGTCATCCGGCGTCAGCCAAAGAACCATTTCCATGAAGCCCCATGACGGCAAATGGTATGTCTCGCTCGCCTGTGATGACAATCCTCAAAGCGAACTTGATCACATCAATGTCCTGAGGCTCAAGTAGTCTTGCTATAGGCCGCAGCCAACTAGGTTCGGCTGCGGTTTCTTGAGGCATTGATCACGAGAAAAGCTATCTAAAGAATATCGAGAGTGTAGTTACTCCGGGTAGCGTGTTTTCCGACACAATACTTTTCATTGTTCAAACTTGGATCGATCATTGCAGTTGCAAAAATAACCTGATTTTCGACCCCAGATGTTTCTGAAACGCGAACAATTTCCCGCTGAAAATTCTGGCTCCTAGTAGGTTCCATTCCCTTATCTTCAATCGTATCGATTATACAAAATCTTGGATGATTGAAGAAACTCTTCTTCAGGGCTGCAGCTAAGAAACCTATGAAAAAACTCGTCTTTAAGATCACCCTAGAACTTGCAGAAAAGTAAGATTTATTATCAACTCGGATAGTGTTTGCGCCAAAATCAAAGTCAATTATCTCAGGGTTTTCAAAACCATGTTGGCGATTCAAATCATTTCGCAACAGAGTCTTTATCTCGTCACCAATTTCTGTGTAAGCAATTGAAATTCGATTTTGCTGCTGTCTTTGGATTGCTCTATTTTGGTTCGTTAGGTCCGTTATTTGTGATGCTATCTCGGAGAGCTTTTCTTTTAGTTCTTCAACTTTCTTGACGGCTCCTGCTAGCCGATCGTACTCCTCAATTTCCTTCTGTAAGTAGCCAACCCTCGTATACAACTCTCGAAGTTCATCCTGTCCTACTGTGGTCGGCGAACGTTTAATTTGCTCTAGTTCTGTCTTATGTGTACTCCACATCACTTTGAGTTCATTTATTTCCCTGCTTAGTGTGGAGTACTTCTTCTCTCGGTTTTGCTGCACAACAGCGGCTTGCTTAATCTGTAACGAAGTTTCATTTATCAACTCAGCTATTTGATAAAGCACATCTTTGTTTTCGAAAGGCTGTTTACATAGATGGCAAGCATGGGCGATCGGTTGTTTTTCTAACGGCTGATAGCAAGCTGGGCAGGTCTGAAATGTTACGTCTCCAATTACTTCAGCAGTCAGTGCCGAGTCTTTTAAGGCTTTTAATTTTGCCTCTAAATCAGAAATGAATTTTTGCGTGTCTACGATACTTAGAGTTAGATTATCAATCTCAGCCTGCTTATCTGTGAGCAGCGCCATTGCTTTCTTGGTTTCGTTATAGGCTTTATTTTGAGCGTCAAGTGTATAGATTTGACTTGTTGCATCGGTGTTTACTTCGATAAGTTTGGTATCGATAACAAGTTGAAGCTGGTGGTAATCCTTTGATGTGCTCTCTTTTTGAAGATCAACCCACTCAATGGTTAGATTTTCAGCACTGACACCTAATGCCAAAACAAGGCTGTCATGTTCCCCATGAAGAATTGTTTGGTTTTTCTGAAGAGACCTAATTTTGAGTTCATTAGCATAAAGGTCAGCTTCCTTTACACCGCATAGCAACCTGCCCACAGCATCTCGAATGGTTGGGGTATCCCATCTTTTATCGAACAAGAAGAGACTTTCAACGGGGCTTAATTGGTCGGCATAAAGCAGACGCATTATCTGATGCATCGTCAGATTGCCTGTGCTATCGCTGATTGCCTCAGGTATATCAAGCAAACGAAATAAGGCTTGAGAGAAGCTTTCAAGTGATTGAGTTCTCGCGTAGGGGTACCTCTTCCAAGATGCCATACCTGCAGTTTTAGCCTTCTCCCAAGGCCCTCCAAAAATCTCCATGGGCTGCCCATTTTTGGGAGAAACAAACCGCCTTAAGGTTGCGACAATTCCATTAAACTCAACTTCTGCGATTACGCTGGTACATAACAGAGCAGTTTCACTCCATTGTGCAACATCACCGCCGAGAACATAAAATATGAAGTTTAAAACGGTCGATTTGCCGGATGAGTTGTCACCCCGAATAATGTTTACACCGCTGTGAAACTCTTCATCGTAAACAAAACGGTCATCTTTCTGAACCAATAAGCGGTTTAGCTTTATGCTAGGATCAAACCGAGTCATATCTATATTCCATAAGTGCACTGCGGTCTTTCAATCCATCTTTCCCCAATAGTGGGTAATCTGACGCTAAGACACCTAGAAACTCAATTAGATCACTTTGATCTATATTCGTTGCATTTATGCGTTCTTGAAGCGGGGATGGAATATCAGCGTTTTGAACAATTGCCTTTTCAGACGTCCAAACCTTGGCATCTACAATTCCGGCCTTCGATAAAGTTTCAATTGCTGACAAATGAATTACATTCATCTTATTAAGCAGCGTGCGTTTTTCCGGCAGATGACCAAACGGCCTAGCATCTGAGTATTTTTTCCCTAACTTCTTATAAGAGGTGTGTTTTCGTTGAACTCGAATTTCAGAGATGAAAAAGGGAAACAGTAGAAAGAAGTCCAAAATTCGCAGAGCGTCAAAATGTAAAGGCTCTTGCGACCAACAAGATTGATTTAGTCGCATGATACGAAATGCAGTGTGATACGTGTCTTGAGAAGGTTGGTAAGTGAGTTGCGTCATTTGTGCCACTTTATCAAGCACTGCTCGGCGAGCCAGTACAAAAGACCTAATGCAATGTCTGTATTGATTGTAAATAAAGGAATATCTGAACCCATTTGCACTGTCACTTTTACAACATGCTCGTCAGTTAGCTTGTCGATAATAGTATTATTTGCGGTCCCTACATGAGAGTATACCTGCGTAGTAAAATTCCGTTTGGCTGTTGCAAGCAAGTGCGCGAAAATTTCCTGAGCTGATGCATATAGTGACCACTTATTGAGTAGCTCGATAAAAAGTTGCTTTTGCTCAAGAGCATCTTCTAAAAGATATTCTCTGTCTGATCGGTTCAGTTTTTGCTCCAAACCAACAACACCATCTTTTGCATCTCGTTTTCTTTTGTAAATACTTAAATTTTCGACGATGTCTGCAATCGTTGCATCGTCATCAACGGCGTTTTGCAGTTCATTGCATAGACGAGCAATTAGTGGGTCTGTGACTGTACTAAGAACACTACCAATATTGTAGGTAATTTTGTTCACTGTGTTTTTATCACGTCCAACTAGGTCTTGGCCTGCTTGTGCACCATGTTGGTTGATCGCAATTGGGCTCATAAATTATGCGTCTTCTTGATCTTTTTCGTGTGTAATCTTGTCTCTTCCGACCAGATCACCCTGAGAGCTTGCACCCGATTGGTCGACGAGATATCCATCTTTTCCTGCCTTGTTGGAGGAAAACGAAAATTTGATTACAAGTACGACTGCTACAGTGAATGCAATGCCAATGGCAAGAACAACACCTATATTTTCAATACTTAAAATAGTGTCCATGAATCGCATCTCCTTATAGTTGCAAAGACGCTAGCAGACTTCTCATTTTGTAAAAGTGATAAATTTTTAGCTTTATTGCACTTATTCCCACCTCCCTTGACAACCTTCCCATCCTCCGTCAACCTGTCCAAGCTCACTTCAAAGTGGTGAGCCGGGTTTCGCAGCCTGAATGAAACACACAAGGCGTCGACGCGCCAGAAAACCGCTTTTGAGCGCGTTTTTTGTTGCGCATATGGTCAGGCGTTATGGGAGGCTTTATGCCTGCCGGTTTCCTTGTGTGCCGGTCTGCGAACCCGTGGCGTCTGGCCGCCATTTTCGCAGGTGTCGACCAGACTAAATCCATACACAAGGGAATTAGTCATGACAGAATTTTCCCGGAATACCTCGCTTCAAGCCCTTTCCTCCAGCCATTCGGCACTGCAGAGCCTTGCAGCGCGCATCGAGGGGCTGTTTCAGGCTCTGGGGCATGTCTCTAACGAAATCTCCAGCCCAAGCCCGCTGTGGAATGCAGCTGTTGCCTTGCAGGATGAACTCTCCGAGCGTCACAGCGATCTCATCAAAGAGCTGGATGTCATGGAAAGCAACATCAGTAAGCTGAACCGGGGAGGGCAGGCATGAGCGCGCTCACCATCTTCGACTTTGAAGATCACAGCCTGCGTACATTGGCGGTGGACGGCCTGTTCTGGTTCATCGCCAAAGATGTCTGCACCGTGCTGGAGATCAAGAACAGTCGGCAAGCCGTCACCAAACTTGACAGCGATGACATACGCGTCATTTCAAATGACACGAGCGCGGGTAAACGGCAATTTACTGCGGTGAATGAGAGCGGCCTCTACTCGCTCATTTTTGAATCCCGCAAGCCAGCGGCCAAAAAGTTCAAAAAATGGGTGACGGCAGAAGTGCTGCCCGCGCTGCGCCAGTCCGGCACCTACTCCATGGGCCCCACACCGCAAAAGCAGCAAGGGCCAGATGCAAAGCAGGTGCTGCTCGTCAACGAAATGAACGCCCGCGCCAATCTGCTCAAAGAAGCGCGCTACATCTATGGCCGCGAGGCTGCCATGCAGCTGTGGGACAGGCTCGGCCTGCCGGATATCGCAAGCGAGGGCGTCAATCAGGTGGCCGGCACCGCCGCCGATGATCCCGATGGCTGCCTGACGCACCTGATCAACTTCACCTGCGGCAAAAACCTCTCCGTCCGCATTGCCCTGGCCTTCGCCCTGGCAGATGACGTCGGCGCCCGCCGCATGGAACAACTGGGCCTCAAACTGCGCCCCCATGCCTACCCGGATGGCGTCGCCATCGCCTACGATCACGACTACCTGTGGGAGGTCTTCCGCCTCACCCAATGGCACGGCAACTGGAAACTAGCCTTGCAAAAACTCCCCGCCGCCTGCCAATCCCAAAACGCCATCATGATCGACGGCAAGCAAAGAAGAGCAGTCATCCTGCCCCTCTCGCTAGTGGAACGTTATGTGGGGTAGTGGAGTGGCCTCATCACCTATTGGGGTGGTGGGGTTATCTGGCTGAGACGCATTCTTCTCCTGTGATGTTCAACACAACGCTACCGCAAACTGTCCGCCCTGGTTGCAGCTCAAAGAAAGAACCAAGAAGGAAATGGTATTTTTCCCCCATAGCTTTGGCGGTGGTGTAATAGTTCACAGTTCCTCGAATAAAGCTCATAAAATCACTTTCATCCGGGTTCTCTATAGCTTCTTTCAAAGCAGCCTTGCATTTGGTTTGGGTGTACTTAGCTTTGCTGAAAGAGCCCCAACTACTAATAATTTTTTTATCGATCTCCGTCTGCGCTTGCTCCCACTTATCGTGAACGTTGCTGGTTGCAGTTCCAAACTGCTGCTCTGCCAGTTCATAGCTGCCATTTCCGGTAAGGCTAACGAGCTCATTCCAACCCATGACCCTTGCTTGCTTACCTAGTTTCCTGGAGAGAACCCGAGCAGGAGAGTCAATATTTAAGCTGCCGCCATTACATGTCGCAAGATCGACTGTAGAAAGCTTGTCAGGATCAAAACTAGCTGTGAGATTATTAGCAAATTCTTCGGATGACATCGGTCCAACGGACTTACAACTTCCGTGCTCAGTAACGCGCAGGTCCTCGATTTTATCGGAAGTGGGAGCATCACGTGTCAACGCAGATACTTTACCCTCAGTATCCATATGATAAATGTTTTGCTTGCCTCTTGTTCTGCTCAGCCAAGCCAACTCAAAAATCCCCGCGGGAAGGCGGTCCTCACAGATCGAGTCAAAGACCAGAACACCTGAGGTACTATTTGCCATTCCGGTGCCTGCTGTGGCCATCATAATAAGTCCGGTTACCACGCCAAGTGCCATGTGTTTTTTGGTTTTTGATTGAGACATGTTTCACTCCTTTTATTGTCATCCGGAATGACGAGGACAAGGAATGATCGTGAGCCAGCCCCTGTGGAGCTGGCTAACAGGGCGTTAATTAGAGTTTGCGGTCCGCCGCCAAGTTATACCAGCGAGTTGCTGCTGTCATAGGCTTCTTCTGCTGAATTTTCCGAGCTCATCTGCAGCTTATTCAACCAATCCCAATCCTCATATTTATCTGCCTTGCTTTGAATGTGAGCGTAACGCTTCAATGAGGTCCAACTCCTGTGGCCAGAAACAGCTGCGACGTGAGGGATGGTTAGGCCGCTCTCAAACAAGATCGAAATGCCTTCATGCCTGAGATCGTGAAAGTGCAGATCCTCAATGCCAAGCACCTTGCAGGCTCTCGTGAAGGTCGTTGAGATGGTTCTCGGGTTGTAAGGGAAGATCTTCTCGTCAACTTCACCTTGATTTTCAAGGAAGGAGATTGCTCGGTCTGGCAGGTCAACCAGAACATCGTTTCCGATCTTCTCGCCTGGATGCTTCATGTCTCTCACCCAGATGCGCTTGTGCTCTTTGTCGAAGTCAGCCCACGTTAGTCTGCAAATCTCATCAAGACGGCGCGTAGAAAAAAGAGCAAACGGGATAATCTGCTGCATAGGAGTGCTGCCGGGATATTTTGTTTGGCTCAGGCAAAAGTGCTTTAGCAGCTTGTCCAACTCATCCAGTGACGGTCGGCGCTCCCGCTGCTTGGACTTTGACGTGATACCAAGGCGCTTGCACACAATGTGAGCGTCTTTCATGACTTGCTTGTCGAGAGGGAAGCCCCATGCAGCGCGTGCAATGGAAAACACCGCTGAAAGATGGGAGAGATAATTGCCAACTGTTTGCGGCTGGACGTTTTGAGAAAGCTGTTTTGCAAACTCAACGATGTGCTCGGACCGGATCTCAGTGCAGTCCAGGTCTGCGATCGCATGTTGCTCTCGAATAGTCTCCAGAACCTGAGACTTTGTGCGGCCAATGTTTTTGTTGTGATCTTCGATATATCGCTTTATTACCTCCCCTAAAGTCTTCGAGGGTTTTTGGGCTTGTTCTAGCCCACCTGGAAGCGATAATTCGGTCTCTCGTTTGTTGAGCCATGCTTGGGCTGCCCTCTTGCGGGAGAAGACCTTGCTTTCTCGATGGACAATTTTGCCTTTTCGCTTGATGAGTATCTGCGCGCAATGTGAGATACTGCCATCTTTGCGTGGTTTTGAGACTATAGTGCCCAT